GCTGCTGCTGCTATTGCTGCTATTGCTATACCTATTGGGCTAGTTAAGAACATAAATGCAGAGGAAACCCTGCTAATGGATTGAATAAGTGTGCCCATTACTATCAATACTGGCCCGATTGCTGCAGCTATTCCTGCTATTGCTAAGATTAATTGTTTTGTGCTGTCGCTAGACTCTGAAAACTTATCAACCATTACCGTGAACCATTCCACCAAGTCACGAACTGCGCCGTCACCCATCTTGTAAAACGAGATCATTAGTTCTTGTAATGATGACTGCAAACCCCTGAACGCTCCGGCTAAGTTATCCTCGGAAACATCCGCAAACTCTTGTGCTGCTCCTGTAGAATCGTACAACTCGCCCGTGTAGTCTTCTAGTGATTCGCTACCTTCATCTACCAATGCAGCCCAACCTGCTACTGCCTGTGATCCGAATATGGTTTCTAATGTTGATAGCTGTTGTTGTTTTGTCATGCCTTCCATACCGTTTTCTAGCTCTCCGATGATTTCGGGCATGGTCTTCATTTCTCCGTTGGCATCGAACATTTCCATACCTAAGTCTGCCATCGTGTCTGCCGCGGGGCCTGCTTCGGATGACATGTTTAATAACCCGCGTTTTAGCATATTACCGGCCATGCCACCCTCCATAGAGTTGTCGGCTAGAATACCAATCGCCGCCGATGTATCTTCAACTGATATACCTAGTATGTTAGATACCGGAGCAACCATTTTAAATGCCTCTCCCAACCCTGATATATCTGTGCCTGACGTATTAGCTGTTTTTGCCAATATGTCAATAACGTTATCGGCATTACTTACCGCGTTCCCAAGATCGTCTACCTTACCCGAATTGCCGCCGGCCTCTAAACCGAACCCATTAAGAACACCGGTTGCAATGCTTGCTGAATCAGCTAGACTTATATTGCCGACTGTAGCTAGGTTTAATACTGATGGTATAGTTGACATGATTTCAGACGTATTAAAACCTGCCCTTGCCAATTCTTCCATACCTTCACCGGCTTCACTTGCCGAATACCTAGTGTTTTTACCGAGATCCCTAGCCTGTGCTGTCATCTTGTCCATGTCTGCGCCTGTTGCGCCTGTTACTGCGCGAACTGTTGACATCTGATCATCAAACTGTGCGCCCGTCTTGATTACTGCTGCACCCATGCCCACAATCGGAACAGTAAGACCCATTGTCAATCCTCTACCGACCGATTTCATCTTGCCGCCTACTGCATGCATTCGATCAGCTGCTTTAGATGCATTTTGAAAGGCCCTAGTAAACTGGTCTGCGCCTGTGGCTTTTAGTACCGCCTCTACTGTATAACTACTAGACATTGATTACCTCCTTTCTAATGGTTTATGTCGCTAGCCATTTGCAAGGCTGTTTTCATATGTTCAGGTGTCTTTGATTCTGTTACCCCCTCAATTTCTTGGATGCGTTTTTCATAATCATAAAAATCTTTAAATGATCTGTATATTGGCACTTGTTTCTTGTTCTTTTCTTTCATATCGCTGACCCTGGCATGTAGCCAAGCATTAAGGTGCATCTTGTATTCCTCGTCTATCTCACGTAGGTTAAACGCCTCCATACGCAAGGTATAATCAGACAATCGCATGATGTGGGCATCCATCCGGTCTGTAATGCCCAGATAACGAAAACAATTCAAGACTATGTTTCTATAGGTCACATGAGACGGCTCTTTCTTTAAGCTTTCCTCATGTCCTTGTCCATCTTCTTGAACTTCGCTTTCAAAAAAGGCTCGTCACGCATGTGCTTGATTAAGTCCTCTGTAAACTTGCTAAGTTTCCCCGCCTGCCCTTGCTCGGATAGAAACGCCTCAATGTCCGCGTTAGATGGTTTTTGTTTCAAATGAGATGTAGCGCACTTAATAACATTAAATACGGCAAGGGGGTTCTCGTTACTCAAGTACATGTTCACCATTTCAATACCTAGACCAAATTCAATGCCGTTCATCTCTTGCGTATAAGTTTTGTCAATCTCTGCAATAAATCCAAGTCCAAACTCTAAGGTGTAATCTTTACCGCCAATGTTTAAGTTCATGTATAATTCCTCCATATTTTTAATAAAAAAAGAGAGAGGGGGTGGCCCCTACTCTCACTGATGTTTTGTAGCTGCCCTAATCCCACATAAGTGTGACAGACTCGTCTGTGCTGTCACCTCTAAGATTTACAGGCTTACTAGGGTGTAACCTCTCCGATAGTGTCACGGAATGCGTATTGAGCTGTTTCTTGTTGTTCTTCCGACATTGTAGCCATTCCAAACTGTGGCTTTAAGTCAACCTTGAATGTTGATGAGATTTCGGCCTCATCTTCCGCGCTTGATGCCGGTTCCCATGATTCCAAATACCCCTGACAATAAACCGCCGGGTACTTGTCATCTTCTTCAACATCTGGATCAATATTTACTTCCCACAACTCCAAGCGCTCACCTTCAACTACCGAATCTTGCAACATTTCAGCAACTGGATCAGTCTTAGCCTGAATAGCGTTGATGTCAACCTCTGATTCTAGTTCTCCAACCTTGATGACTGCCCCATCTTTAGTAACAATCGCATCTAGTTCACGATTGTATGAAAAAGTGTGTTCCGTTTGAAATACTAGTTTAGTAGCTGCGTCCTTGTCGCCGTATTTTCTGAATAATAAAACCTTGTGTTTTCCTTCTAGCATCCTTGGTGTATCTGGCATATTTATTCCTCCTAATTAAATTTAAAATCTATTTCAAGCATTCCTTTTAGTAATGGCGTTGGCGTTGACGAATCCACAATCAAACGTTGCCTAACCCCTCTAACTGATATATAAAACGTCTCTGTATGCCTTATTTCACGTACTGCGTGCTTAAGGTTGTTTAGTATCGATGATGTTTCCATCCTCTTCTCATGCACGTTGTAAACATGAATAAATTGAGTCAATTCACCTGATACATTCGTTTTGTTCGCTGTATCGTTGTCGAACTGCTCGCCGATGTGGACGAAAGGGTATTTCGCCTCACTTGGAGGCAGGTAGTCATACGTGTCATTGCCCTGTTCCAAAGACAACGCATATAACATGTCGAATATTTGCTGCTGTGGCGATTTCATAATTTACCACCCTTTGATGCCTCTTCAATAGCCTTTATAAACTTAGGCCTCTCTTTCATAAGGGCTGGCGTTACGAACGGTTGCGCACCCATGAAACGAGTGCCTAACTCTAGGAAATAGGCGTGCTCTGTGCCCGGCTTCACCTGCGCCTCAAACCCCGCGCTCTTTATGGTTAGGGTTACAGACCGCTTCGTCTCGCCTGTCGCATACCCCTTAGTGAATTTAGCGTTACGTTTTGTGAGCTTTTCAAGTTCAGACCCGTGCTTTTTTACTGCATTCTTAATTTTTGGTACAGATTGTGCACTTTGTCGCAACCTCTTAGCTAATTCAATCGCGCCTCTAACTCTCATAAGCTATCACCCTCCAAAAACAAAACGCCCTTACGGTAGTCTGATCTACCTTTAAGAGCGTATCTATCACCATTAAAAAGCACGTAATCAATCGTAGTGTTGTCCACTCGTTGAGTACGCGCTACTATGATGTTTACATTGATGTTGCCAAACAATTCATTTCTTCGCTCCATGCTTAGAGCAGTGACATTTGCAGGTAATACTGTTTCAATAGGATCACCCTGCACATACTCCCCTTTAACTGGATCGTATCGCTTGTCCTGCTCCTCAACTAGAGTGATGCGCTTGTTAAACCTCATAAAAACGTCACCTTGCCTTTTCGTGCGGCGTGTTCGTCCTCTTTGTGGCGGTCAATTATGTCTTCATAGGGTTTAAACTCATCATCTAAATCATAAAACTCTATCCTATGACCTTCTGCCGTTTCTGACTTAAATCCCTCTGATCCTAGCCTGTTGTAACGCCTGATTGCTATCTCTTCCACAATAAAGCCCAGTTCTTGTGGTATTGCTTTACCTAACTTGGCTGCCAATGTGTCAGAAACATTAGAGATTAAAATATCGAGGGCATCATCTTGCAATGCATCCTCGATATTTAGTAGAGTCTTTATTCTTTCTAACACCTAATCACCCTCTTTATTGCTGCCACATATTTACTGGATACTTTATCCTTATCAACAAAAGATAAATCATCATCAAAAGGCGATTCATGCACGTATTTTCCTTTAAAAAATAAGTCTGTAGCATCTGCAGTAACCCCTGCATTATGCATGATCTTTGTTTCATTCCATCTACTTATATCATCGGTTGCCCAACAAAACTCCATTTCGTCCGATACTTTAGGGCCGATATTAAAATATATCATGTTCCAAAGTTGCGCCCACATTTCGGCTGTCCATTTCTGGATATTAGAGTCTAAGCCTTTAAAGTAGTTAAAAAGCTTGTTAGAGTCCTCATATACTTTTTGCCAGTATTCAATGGACGGATCTTTAACCAACCATTGAGCGCCCCCTGAATTACTGTTAATCGTTTCTAGCGACTCAACTGTTACTCCAACGATACTAGCCATATCCCTTAGTACCTTATCTCCGTTTGTGCAATTACGGATGTAATCAACGTTTAAATAACCGTTGCAATCGCTACAGTGCCAAACGTTATCTTTGACAGGCAATCTACGAAAATCTAGCTTTTTACGAAATATGACATCTGAATCCATATAAAAGTATTTGCCTTTTTGTCTTGATGGATCTCCCGCCAGGTACTGCCACCATAAATAAGGCTTGATACTTGGAATATATGACTTGTCATCTCGTAAATCTTCATAGACATGCACCTCGACACCGTATTTCTCTTTAAAATAAACAGGAATAGCATCGTCCCACTTTTGAAAAAGTAGAACGATATTTTTTATTCCCTGTGATTTTAAATTAGTAAGGCATACGTCCAATTCCCACTTAAAACGATCTGTAGCAGGTTGACATAAAATGTATTTCATTATTCATCCTCGCCATCTTCCGCCTCTGTTGTCGTAGTTGTAGTAGTCGGCTCTTCTGTTGTAGTAGTCGTCGTTGTTGGTTCAGCGGTAGTTGTTGTCGTCGTTGTTGGCTCTACCGTTGTAGTGGTAGTTGTTGTCGGCGCTTCGGTTGTAGTCGTCGTAGTAGGCGCCACAGTCGTCGTACTAGTTGTCGTCGGTGCCTCCGTTGTCGTAGTTGTAGTAGCTTCTGTTGTCGTTGTGGTAGTAGTAGGTTCAGTTTCCACAACTAACTTATCACTTAACTCTGACTCTCCGTGTTCGTTTTCGGCAGATACTTGATACTCATATTCAGTATCTGGATCCAATCCCGTGTCTGTATATTCTTTTTCTTCAATATCGCTGGCAATTTTTTCACCATCTCGATACACGTTATATGTTGCCAATTAACATTCTCCTTTCTATATTTAAGTGCAAGCATCAAAAGAAGCCCTGTTTAAAGGCTAGTCCCATTTAAGCGTTGTTTGCTTATCGGTTGTTCCACTAGCCGTTAAATTTTCGGGCTTATTAGGGCAAGTCTTCCTCTTCCACTTCAACCTTGACAACCTTCGTTTCGTCAACCAGTCCAACAACAAAGTGCTGATCGGCGTTAAACTTAGTTAGTTTGTGGTCAATGTCTCGCTCTGTTTCAGGATTTAACCCGCGCTTCAAGAATGTTTTAGCAGCGCCTGACTTAACGGCCAATGCCTCGCCCTCTTCTAATTTCTTAGTACGGACAATAACCCAACCTAGAACCTCGCCGAATACTCCACGAACTAGTAACTCATCGCCTAAATCAGATGCGCGTGTCCAGTTAACACCCGCCTCTTTACGCAATACCGATGCATCCTTGTTATTCAAGAATAGAACACCTGTCGAATCGTCTTCGTCATCAAAGATCCCCTCAATAACATCGATCATATCCAACTCAATAGCCGTCTCTGCTACTAGTGTAGTAGTCTGCAATGCATCTAACGTCTTATTGTCTACAGTGTTAGCAATGGACATAGCAATTTGCTTGACTGCCTCGCCTGCCGGATCTCCATAACCTGATAACATAGCCTCATCTGTAAGCTTTACACCTTTAGCAATCTTCTCGATTGTGTGCTGTGCGCTTTCTGTTTCTAGCTTGTCATACTCAATCGCTCCACCTTCTGCAACAACCTTAGCATCACCAATGTATTTAAACTTTGGTAATGTGATTGTGCTACCCGGTTGCCCCGCTAAAGTTGAATCAATTGGCGCAACTCCTTGAAATCTAATAAGTTTAGGTAATTCTGCGAAAATCATATCCCCCATTACCTCTGGATCAATCATGTTTTGTAATACTGTGTTTGCCATTATTTAATTCCTCCTATTTATTGCCCATCAATTTTGTATATTGCTCTGGGCTTTCCTTCTTCAATTTGATTAGTTCAGCAACGCTTAGATCATCTTTATTCAATTTCGTAATGTCGGCAGCGCCACCGCCCTTTGGTGTCTCTTGCCTTAATGCCTCTTTAACCTTTTCATTTACCGCACCGTCAAACGCTTCTTTAAACTGATTAATGTTTTCAAGTGTGCTTTCTGCATCGCTATCTAGTAAGAAGTCAGCAAATTCAGCAGGTAATTCTTTCTTTCTTAGATCAGCAATAGCTTCTGTTTTAAGTTCCTTCTTCTCTAGCTCAACTAAACGATCAGCAAGTTCTTGCTCGCGCTTAGTAAGCTCTGCATCCGCACGTTCCTTTTCGGATAGTTGAGCCAAACGTTCAGCCTCTTCGCGCTCTTCTTTGATTCGCTCCTCAATGCCCGCCTCTAATTGCTGTTGAGTCTTTTGTTTTGTTGACTCGGCAATCTCGCTGATCTTTCTATCGAGTTCGGCCTGTGTATATGTCTTTTCTTCAACCTGTTCTACTTCTTCTGTTTCAACTACTTCTGTATTTTCTTCTGTCATTTCCTTCGCCTCCATATCCCACACACGAATAGCAGCAACCTATTTCATTGCATTAAAAAAAGACCCCACACACGCCCATAGGCCCGTACAGTGTCTTTCGCATACAAATCTATTAGGTTGTGTTTATTCCCGCGCACGATTGATTATAAGCCTGTTTATATCGTCTATTGCTCAAAGACGGGTACTTAAATTATATTAGGTAGCCTGGTCTCATCGCCCGTGCAGATCCTGCTAACGTACACGTTTTTATTCATGA